CAAATGTAGTTTCAGTATTACAAGCTATTTATGCTGCAATACCTGTTCAAATATTAGACAAAGAAGATTTAAGAATTTTCATTGGAACTGATGTAAGCAGACTATATCAAACAGCATTAGTTAATGCTAATTTATTTAACTTTATTCCAAGTGCAGATGCCTTAGGTGAGTATTATTTACATGGAACAAACGTAAAGATTGTACCAGTACCAGGATTGAGCGGAACTGCTAAAGCATACGCATTAAGAACATCTAATATGTTTATGGGTGTAGACCTCGAGGGAGAAGAGGAAGAATTGAAGACATGGTACTCATTAGACTATGATTCAGTATTTATGAGAATGAAATTCAAATTAGGAGTTCAAATTTCTCAACCAACAGAGATAGTAAGATTCACAATATAATTTAAGGGGGTTAATAGCCCCCTTTTTAAACTTAAAAGGAGAAAACAAAATATGGCATGTGCAATAGTTAGTTCATACGCCTTAGACTGCAAAGATGCAGTAGGAGGTATTAAAAATATTTACATCACAGAGCTTGCAAATGTTACAGCGGTAACTGAGAATGCAAGTGGATTTGTGACAGCAATCACTAAGTCAGCAGGAACAAAGTTTTATAAATATGCTTTGTTACCAAGAGCCAAAAACGATTTTACTCAAAACATTATGGCAGATGCCGCATTGGGTACGGTTGCATTTGAGCAAACAATCAATACAAACTTTACGAAGTTGGCTTATGTAACTCAATTTCAATTACAGACTTTGATTCAGAATAGATGTTCTGTGATAGTAGAAACTAAATCAGGTCAATACTTTTTATTTGGCAAAGAGAATGGTGTTGAAGTAACCGCAGGTAGTGCAAATTCAGGTGCAGCGTTAAATGAATTTAATGGTTACATCTTGACTTGGTCTGGGATGGAGAAGGCATTAGCGAATGAAGTTCAAGGAAGTATTATCGCAGCATTATTGACTTAAAATTATTATTCATATTTTATAAAATTAGCCACTCTTAAATGGGGTGGCTTTTTTTTTAGCAAAATTTCAGACGAGTTATATATATAAGTAGTGATAAGAATTAGACAAGAGGAAATTCAAAATATTTATGTGACTTTAACCGAGAATAAAATCGGAACAAGTCCATATTATTTACTTGAATGCACGAACCAAGTTACAAACGATATTTCATATTGTATTATATTTGATGACCAAAGTCAATATAAAGAAAGGTATAATGATTTTAATATCTTTATAGATTCAAATAATACTAATAAAGGTTTGAATAAAAATCTGTACTTACCTTATAGTGGTTTTTATACTTACGTTATATATGAAACTAATTTAACTGAAGAAACATATGATGATTTAGCTTCAGCAGCGGAAGCACAAGGAACTACTCTTTTAGAAACTGGATTACTTTGGTACATTCCAACTGCTCAAAATAACACAGAATATAATCCAGCCGATTCAACTACCTTTGTTTACACACCACAATAAATGACAGATAAAAAAGAATATAATCCAAGTGTAATGGTGCTTAAATTTACGAATGATAAAGTACCGACATTTGTTGAGCCGAAGTCTTCGCAAAGATTAAAGTATGTTAAGTATGGAGAGAATAATAACTACCCTAACTTTTTACTAACTTTATTTAATCGCAGCGCAAAGCATAACGCAATATTAACAAGCAAGCAGCAATACATAACTGGGCAAGGTTGGATGTTTGATGAGTTAGGAATGGAAGGAGAGGAAGTAATCGCATTAAAAGCATTTATTGATAATCCAAATCCTTACGAAACATTAAAAGACTTACTTAATAAAACAGACTTAGATTGTGAAATATTTGGAGGTTGTTATCTTAAAATAGTAAGCGACAAAAAAGGTGGAATTTCAGAAATTTATCACGTTAATTATTGCGATGTTCGAAGCACAGAAGATAACAGCGAATTTTATATTAGCGATAAATGGTTAAATAGCGAAGGTGGCGAAAACACAAACATCAAAGAAGATGAATATAAGACCTTGCCACCATTCGACCCAAGTTTAAAGAAGCTACCAAGTGAAAGTATATACTATTACAAGTCGTATAGACCTAACATCAATACTTACACACTACCCGAATACATTGGTGCAATTCCTGCAATTATTACTGATGCTGAAATAGCAAACTTTCATAGAGCCGAAATTCAAAATAGTTTCAAAGGTTCTAAGATGATTGTGTTTAAAAATGGTGTACCGAGTGATGAAGAAATGAAATCAACTGAACGTAAGTTAAAAGCTAAGTTCACACCAACAGATAACGCAGGTAGTATAGTAATTGATTTCGTAGATGACCCGAATAGAGTACCTGAAATTTTAGACTTAGCAGCAGGAGATTTTGATAAGAAGTACGAAGCGTTAAATGACACGATACAACAAGAAATATTTGTTGGACATAAGATTACATCACCAATGTTATTTGGCGTAAGAGTAGAAGGACAATTAGGTGGGCGCAATGAAATGGTTGATGCTTACAATCTATTCGCTAATACATACGTTAATCCAAAACAAAGAGTACAAGAAGAAATATACAACCTATTCGCACCAGTTAAAGGAAAGCTAAAAATAAAAGCATTAGAACCAATCATGCCAAGTTTTAGCGAACAAACTTTGATGACCATTTTAACAAAGGATGAGATGAGGGAAATTATAGGTAGAAAACCTTTAGACATTCAAACTAATGTTAATTCAACTATTAGCGATGCTTTAAATTCATTAAGTCCATTAGTAGCGAATAAGGTATTAGCTTCATTAAGTCAAGATGAGATTAGAGGTATAGTAAACAAGCCACCATTATCACCTGATGCAGTTCTTCCAACAGATACAACAGCGCAATTCTCTAAGTGTTCACACGATGAAATAGCCGATGATGATTTAGATTTTAGTATCTTCTCAAAATATGGAGAGCCTATTGAGAATTTTGTAAGTGTAAAGCATAAAAAATTTATGTTTAGTTCGCAGCAATTCGCATTGACTAAACAAGACAATGGAGTATTAGATTTAGTGCAGAAAACACCTAATATCACGATTGAAGATTTAACAAAGATTTTAAAGACAGATAAGACCTCAATCATCGAAAGTTTGACAGCATTAGGAGATGAAGGTTTGATTGATTTGGACAGCGAAGGCAAGATAAGTTTAACAAGGTCGGGAGCAAGAAAAGTAGTACCAAGTTTTCAAGAACTTTATATCCGTTATAGATATGTTTTAAGACCCGATGCGCCTGCATTAGTTAAAGGTGGAACAAGTAGACCTTTCTGTGAAGCAATGATGGCAAATCCACGTTATTTTTCAAAGGATGATATTGATAAAATTGGTCAAGAATTAGGTGCAATATATGGAATACCTAATTACGATGCTTTTAGGCGCAGAGGCGGTTGGTATCACGACCCTAAACAAGATGTAAACTTGCCTTTTTGCAGGCATATATTCGTTCAAGAATTAGTTAAGAAAATAAGATAATGGCAAAAGCAATTTTTTTAAGCGAAGCAACATTAAAGCAAGAATCAATCTTGCAAGATAATGTTGATATGAAGGTAGTAACACCGACAATAATTGATGTTCAATCGTTTTATATTTTACCGATATTAGGAACAGCATTGTACAATGATTTTGTAACAAAGATTATAGCAGGAACTTTAAGTAATTCATATAAATTATTACTTGATACTTACATCACACCTGCAATGATTTGGTATGTACGTTATGAATTACCATTGAATATTAATTACAAGTATTTCAATAAGGCGGTAGGGGTGCAGAACGCAGATAATATGCAGCCTGCAAGCATTGATGAACTAACTATGGTAATGGATAGGGCAAAGAATAAAGCGGAGTGGTATGCTGAAAGATTAACTAAGTATTTATATGCTAACGATACTACTTATCCTTTGTTTTTAAACCAACCAAATTCAGATTTAGCTACCATCTACGCAAAACAATCTAATTACACAAGTGGTATGCTATTAGATGACAATAGTTGTTGCAAAGGTCAATATAATTTCACAGATTTAGAAACAAGTCCAAGTGTAACTGGCAGAGGTTGCACATTCTGCTAATGAACAAAGGAATCAATAAGACAAATATCGAAAAGTTACAAGCATTTATAAAGCAACAAAATGAAGTTCATAACACTAAACCAGGTACTAAACATAATAAGAACAATCTGCAACAACCATCTACAAATAAATAGTTTTGTTTTTGGTTCTATAACAGATATAAGTGCAAGTGAGCAGGAACAGTACACGATGGTTTGGTGCGATATAAACGACAGCCAAATGAGTGAGCGAATGTTTACCATGAATTTGTCATTATATGTTTTAGATATTCAACGAGCAGATAATAGTAATGAGATAGATGTATTGAGCGATACGTTAAGCATAGGCAGGGATTTAATCGCAGAATTGAGTGACCCAATTTATCAAGATTATTTCAATGTGAGGTATGATGTAAACTTTGGACAAGTTCGTGAAGGCTTTCCGGATGTAGTGAACGGATGGAAATTAGACATAGCACTTGACTTAATGGAATTAAACGACAGATGTCAAGTACCAACAATTTAAACAAGAATTTATATATAATATTATGAGTACAGCATTAGAGAAAATTAGCGGAATGGGTGGGTTCTATGTGAACGCAGGAACATCCGCAAGAACAGGGTTAGCAGTAGAGAGCATAGTTGTAATGACTGATTGTGTTTTCACAGCATTTGCAATCAATGGAGTTAATCAAATGACTTTAAAAAATTTGACTGGAGTAACGATTAAAGCAGGTACATACTTACCGAGTAATCCTAACTTTAATATTACTGCTTATACATTGTCGAGTGGTTCAGTAATTGAGTATCAATAATGGCTAACTTTCCAACGATAGCGATAGGTTTACCATTTGTTCATGCAGGCGGATTAGATGCTGATGCAGCAGCGTTTTTAACAGCAGCAGGGATAACAGATGCGACAATAACAAGTGCAATAAATAGACTTGTATTAAATTACAAAGGTCAAGGCAATTTAAATAATAGTGTTGATATATGGAGCAATACTAGTATTATTTATCCATTTGTTGGTGATTCTGCAAGTTCACATAAATTCAATTTAAAAAATCCTTTAGATACAGATGCTGCATTTAGATTATTATTTAGCGGAGGTTGGACACATTCAGCAAATGGAGCATTACCAAATGGTATTAATGCTTATGCAGATTCTTTTTTTCAACCAAATTTATTAAATCAAAATAGTGCTAGATATGGTTATTATTCAAGAACTCAATACAATGCGACAAATCAATGCGAAATAGGATGTTTTAATTCTGGTAATAGTAGTGGCGTTACAGTAGGAGTAACATCAAGCGCAGCAGTATTAGGTGGCGTACAATATGGAAGGGTTAACGAAACCGCTGGAACATTTATGCAAAGCTCAAATTTAACTACTTTAGGTTGGTTTATGTCAAATAGACGTGCATCGAATATTGAAAATATTTGGAAAAATAAAACTAAGCAACAAGAACTTACAAATGCGAGTGTTGCTCCAAATGCTGTAAATGTTCAGTTTGCTTGTCAAAATAACAATGGCGTTCAATCATTATTTAGTTCAAAACAAATGGCTTTTGGAGTTATTGGACAAGGTTTAAGTGATGCTAATCAAAATATTGAATATGACATTATTCAGCAATTTCAAACCGATTTAAGCCGCAACGTATAATGAAAGTATATAAACTAACACCTAATCAAAAGAATCAACTTGTAGGAGTTGAATATATTGCAGATTGTACTTATAATCCTATTCAAGATGGCAATGGTATATGGATAATTTCAGAAGGAGAAGTTGAACAAACTATTGATGAAAATTTTTTATGGGTAAAGGACTTACCACAGATTGATTACGTTAAACCAAAAGATAATGCCTCATAGATTTTTAGACATATTCGTTTCAGTACTTGGCTTTGTTGCCTTACTTGAGAAACATAATTTTTTATTTGCCTCCATTGCCTCAATATGTACAATCATATATTGGTTATTTAGGTTTTGTAATTGGATTATAAAAATGATTACCGATAAGTCTATTGATGACTTTGAAAAGGGGTTAAAGAAATGATTCAGTTTGACTACATGATATTGGGTGTAATATTCGCATTGATAAGTGGGTATTGTAGAGCCTTATTTGAGTGCATAGTTTTGTTTGATTCATTATATGAGAAACATGGTTATTCGGAGTGGTGGAGTTATGCGAGATTTACACGAAACAAACATGGATATTGGGAGAACACATTCCCAAATGATGGCGGACATCGAATTAAGATAATAGAGTTCATTTTTGATGCCTTAGCTTGTGTGTGTTTGAGTTATTCTTATGATGAGATACTACATAGCTTTATATCGACTATCCTTTGTGTAATCATAACTTATTTCTTTATTAAATCATTTGGATTTGAACAAACCTTTAAGGAATTGAGATGAAGAAAATATCACTTAGAAACTACTTTGAGCCTACACCAAAGAATGTCAAAAGATGGCTATTAGCTATCAAATCAATATTAGCGACCATCTCGGTTTCTGCTTATGTTAATGGCAATGAAAAGGTGGCATTTTGGATATTAGTGGGCGGTGCTTGTATTGATGAACTAACTAACTTAATAAGCAATGAAGATAGGACTTAAAGGACTTGGATTAATCAAAAAATTTGAGGGCTGCAAATTGACTGCTTATACTTGTCCTGCAAATAAAGTCACGATAGGTTATGGAAATACGTTTTACAAAGATGGTTCTAAAATCAAGTTAGGTGATAAGATAACACAGCAACAAGCGGAAGAATTATTAATGGATTTGCTTCCACAATATGAAGCGATAGTAAATAAGAATATTAAGATAGATTTAACCCAATATCAATTTGATGCCTTAGTTTCTTTCGCATGGAATTGCGGAAAGTCAGAAACCTTATTTAAGTTAGTTAATTCTAAGTCTAAGGACTTAAAACAATGGTGGGAAACACACTATACAACTGGAGGCGGTAAGGTATTACAAGGCTTAGTTAATCGCAGAAAAGCAGAGGCACAATTATTCCACTTATAAATGGCAGGTCAACCAAGTATTAAATCCGATATTGCAAAGGAATATTTAATGAAGTTCCCTAATACAGCGAACTTAACCTTAGCAAAAAAGATTTATGCAGAAAACAAAAGTGCATACAAAGACCTCGAACAAGTTAGGAGTCACATAAGAACTTTGAAAGGTGTTCATGGTGTTAAAGCAAGAAAAGAAAATCATCTTGAATTTAGGAAAGAATTTGAATTACTAAAAAAAGATTTGCCAAAAGGAGAGAGCGAAAGAATACAACCGTACATACTACCAAAAGCAAGTAAAAAGATTTTAATTATAAGTGATTTACACATTCCTTACCACAATGACGATGCAGTATTCGCAGCATTAGAATATGGATTAGAGCAACAAGTAGATACTATTATAATCAATGGTGATTTAATTGATTTTGCAACCATCTCCCGACATGAAAAGGATATGAGAAAAAGGTCGGTTAAATACGAAATGGACTGCACTCGTATATTCTTAAAAGGTTTGAGAGGTATGTTTCCAAAAGCACTAATAGTGTGGAGTTATGGCAATCATGATTTGCGATACGATAAGTATATAATGCAGAAAGCCCCCGAGATATTTGATATTGAATTAATCCAACTGCATGAACTTTTAAAACTTCGAGATTTAAACATTATCAAAGTAGATTCTACTCAATACATCTATGCAGGAAAGTTGGCAATATTTCATGGTCACGAAACTGGATTAACAAGTGGTGGTGTAAATCCTGCGAGGTCATTAAGATTAAAGTTAAATAAAAGCGCAGTAACATCGCACTTTCATCGTGAAACAAAAGACATGGGTAAGAACTTAGATGAACATCCATACTCTTGTTTCTCTATTGGTTGTTTATGCGATTTGCATCCTGCTTATATGCCAATCAATATGTGGACACATGGCTTCGGATATTTAGAACTTAGTCAAAATGGGGATTATAAATTTTATCAAAAATCAATAATAGAAGGAAAAATTTTTTAGGTTTAAAAGTTTAGTATATTTGCAGGAGTAGTTTTTTGTAGATTTCGTTTCATTAATTTGGTTAAGAGCCTCGAGTAAATCGGGGCTTTTTTATTATATTTGCTGCATGAAAAAACTAATAACAATACTTTGCTTCACTTACTTATTATCGGGCTGCTTATACACAAAGAAACGAGCAATAGAGAAATTTTGTACAACAGATAGTATTCCTTATTCTGTTTTAGTTCACGATACAATAATAGTCAAGTCAATCAAAGTAGATACATTCTTCAATTCAAGTATTGATAGTTTTACGATTATTAAAGACCGCCTAGAAATTCGATATAAGAAAATAGGCGAAAAGATATTTATTCAAGGTCAATGCAAATCAGATACTATCTATAAGACTAAATTAGTTGAGGTGCAAGTGCCAACAAAGGTTAAGAAATTAGAATGGTGGGAGATCTTATATATAAAAGCAAGGGATTGGTTCGCTGTGATTGGCTTTTTAGCTATGTTCTTAGGGTTTTATCTCATTATGCCACATAAAAAAAGTGAGTAGTTCGGAAATCCCGAATAACTGGATAGCCCTAAAAGTTAGATTTTGGGGCTTTTTTTACGTTTAGTCTAAAAAATATTAGCTTGATTTATAGTAAGTTATGATTTATTTTCATTCAATATTTTGTAATGTCGTACAATACTCCGACATTTGAACTCAGATAAACGAAACAAAATTATGAAAAACTTAAGCAACGAAACAAAAACACAAACTGCAATTCAAATGGTAATTATGGATGCAATCGAAAAAGGACATACAAACGCAAGTGAATTAATTGAGTATATGAAATCAGAAGTATTTGAAAAAGCAGTAAAAAATTATATCAATCTTTTTAATAATAACTAACTAAACGAAACAAATATGACAACTACAGAAAAATTAATATCAGAAGTTACAAAAAACAGCATAATTGAAGTTGGTACTGAATCGGTAAACAAAGATGGTATAAAGTACCGTTATGATAGTATCACTTTGAAATATAAGCATACAGCATATTGGTTAAGACTATTATTTGAAGCTGCAGCCGAAGAAAATAACGCTAAATATAAAACTCATTTTTTTTATGGTGACTACTCAATAGCTTTTGACAGGGCAGTTATGAAAGGTGAGAGAGACGGAAAAATTAGAATGAGTAAATTAATATTATTATAAATCAAAAGGGGAGCAGCATCCAACCAACTGCAAAATTATTATTAACCAATTAAATCAAAATAATATGACAACTACAACATTACAAGGAAAGACAATTTTAGCATTAGAGGCTAAAACTTTGGTAAATAGTAAACAAAATGTATCAAGATTTACTAATCAAAAATTTACATTAGGTTCAATTATATATGAACGATACGATGGTTTATTTTTTGAAAATATAAAATTTGAAAATTGCGAATGGCGACCATTTTTAAGATTTGAAACTAACAGCATTGAGTTAGATAATATCAGTAAAAAAAATTGTAAAACAATATATATAAAAAAATATCAAATAGCATAAATCAAAATGGGGAGCAGCATCCAACCAACTGCATTAATAATGACACGAACAGAAATGACAAAACAGAACCGAGACCAATTAGCCTCAGACTACAACTTACGAATCAAGCTAAGTTTAGATTTGGGCTGCAATGAGCGAACAATTCAAAGGTGGGCAGTTAATAACTCACCTAAGTTAACAACAGATTCATTCCTTAGCTACTTTAAAAAGCATACGAACTGGACAGAACCATTAACCAAAGAAATCAAAATCAAACAATTAATCGAACATTAAAAAATGGAAAAACTACTAAAAAAAATCATGTATGGCGAACAAGTAACGACCATGCAGAACAAATCAAAATCAAACACTATCCTTGCACGTTATGAGAGGGTTCAGAGGCTGCGAAACATTGCAATAGATGATAATACATTCTGCAAAGTTTACCAAGCTAATAGGCTGCTAAAAGAGCTAACAATCAAATTAAATCAAATCAATTCTTACCAAACATTAAACTTAAACTAAAATGAAAGTAACAAACCAAAACCACAAATTAGCCTTTCAACCAAAAGAAATTACAATTCTTATTGAAACTGAAGAAGAATTTGAAAGCATATTAGCACTAACACTATGTAATGTAAGTGTTCCTGATGCTGTTAAGAATTTCGCAAAAGAAGCAAATAAAACTATCATTGAAAATTTATTAGACTCAATTCACAATTCACTTATTAAACCATAATCAAATGACAACACCACACCAAACTACAAAAGAATGTCTTATCCGCAACTTTCGGGCAGAATTAGACACAGAAGAAACATTCATCCCACTTGACTATCGTTTACTATTCAACATCGCAACAGACATGATAATTGTATTGTATGAGGTTGAAACAGCCCGAAAGATGTATTCAGATATTTACGCAATGATGATGAAGCACGCACCAGATAAAATGGATTGGTTCATTCGTAAAATGTGGAGGCATAGCTTTGAGTTAAAACTTGACAAGTCAGATTTTGACAAGTTATTGGCAGCAATAGATATTAGCCGAAATTATGGCTTTTCAGTTGAGTATGCAGTAAGCACATTGCACGATACATTAGGGCACATCATTGAGGTGCAATACACACCTAAGCAATCTAATTTTGTATTCAATTCAATTCTAAACTACGACCAAGTATTAACCGCAGTTAGCGAATACAAAGACACCGCATTGATTGATACCTGCGATTTTGGAGTACCTGAACATAAAGAGATACCAGTTATGTATGACTTGAACGACATGAGTTTAGAAGACATTTGCGAGGCATATTTTAACTTAGGTGGGCAACCTTTAATTATTGAACCATAATGCCAAGAACAAGACACATCACAACACTCGAGCAGACCTCAATAGGTGCAAATGGATTTAGATTGCAGTATCTTTACGAAAAGAAACTTTTTGAAGTATGCCACTCACACCACAACGGAAGGGCAGATGTAATTGACAGAACACTTTTTGTAAACGAAAAAGATGCGAGAAAGTATTTAGAAACACTAATGGCTGAAACTCAAGAGCGAATAAACGAATTTAAAGTTAATCAATCATTCCCTTTAATAACTAAAATAATATGAGAACAATAAGCATAGAATACCGAGAACTGCAAAGGCAAAAACATCGACTTTTAGAGTGCCAAAGAAACCACACCGCAGCATTGAATAGACGTTACTTGTACGAAACTGATGAAGCCTACAAAGAATGCACCGCAGCACTTAATGAGTGGGATAAACAAACCGAATTAGTCGCTAAATTGCAGATTGAATACACCAACCACATAAACACGAAAGGATTGATTTATGAGTAGAGAGAAACCATCACACAAAAGAATAGATTACAAGTCAGGTAAGACTGAAAGTGTAGTTATGGAAAGAGACCTGCATAATGCCCAGTATCGAATCATCTTGTATAAAAAAGGCGGTGTAGGAATAGTCCAATATCGAAGCAGCACGAAAGAGGCAACAGAATTATTTAACGAATTATTAAAAGAACTAAAATGAACTACCAATTAATTGAAGATTTAACCACTAATTTAAGACAAATTTTGAATTTAATTAGGGATTACAAAGAGCAAATTATATACTTGCAGGAGAAATGGGCAGAGACACAAGATACGCATAGCAGCAAGTTATTCTTAACACAAATCACGAACTGCGAAGCCCAAATCAAACACAACGAGAAACAATACAAACAGACAATTAACCAAATTAATGAACTACTACAATGAACGAAAAACAACAACTACCAACACTTAGCGATTTAACACAAGATGTTGAATTAAGCTACAAGAACGATGCTTTCAATTTATTATTAAGCCAGCAACCGCCTGCAACATGGGTTAAAAAACATCCATACATTCGAGATTACAACTACCTACCTATTGATAAGGTCGAACACTTGCTAAAGAAAATATTTAAGCAGTACAAAATCGAAATCACTAATCAAGGTACAGCCTTCAATGGTGTATGGGTAACGGTCCGAGTTCACTACTTAAACCCTACCAACAATGAGTGGAATTTTCATGATGGGATTGGGGCTTGCCAATTACAAACCAAAAAAGATACATCACCTGCCGACCTTGCTAATATAAATAATGGTGCATTACAAATGGCATATCCAATAGCTAAGACCATAGCAATCAAAGATGCCTGCGATATGTTCGGTAACTTATTCGGGGCTAACTTAAACAGACGAGACACCATCGAATTTAAAGTTGATGCAGATACATTGAATTTCATCAAAAGTAATAAGGAGAAAAATATATGATAGAGAGATTTATTTTTGAAACAAAGGAGCAATGGAAGGAATATCGAAAAGGTTTATTTACCGCTTCCAATATCAACAAATTAACCGCTAATGGAAAGAGCGAAACAGGGCTTTCAGTTGGTGCAGTTAGTTACATTTTAGAAACCATCAATGATCAGGTAGGCGAGCCAAAACCTGACATATTTAATGCAGCGATTGAGTGGGGATTAGAGAATGAGAGCCAAGCGGTGTTAAGATATGCAGAGGATAACGGACTTGATGTGAATGATAATGATTTCATCTATACATCGGTGGGTGGATTTGTGTTCTTCACTTACTTAGGAATATGCGGTGGAACTCCAGATGTGATTTTAAAAGATAAGATAGTTGAAATCAAATGCCCGAACTCAGATACACACCTTTATAATAAGTTATTTGTGAACGCTGACAATATCCAAAAAGAATATCCGATGTACTATGACCAATGCCAACTTAATATGTTTTTAACGCAAAGAAAAGAGGCAATTTTAATGAGTTACGACCAAAGAATAAAACAGCATGAGAACCAAGTTCACTATGTAAGTATTCCTTATGACAATGGTAGGGTTGAATTATTAATGGATAAGATAAACGCTGCTTCAAATTATCGTGATAAACTTTTAAAACAACTGAATGGCTAAGTGTGCATTTTGCAAAAAAGAATTTACTCAATTCAATAGCTTAAATCGTGTCTGTTCGATACTTTGTGCTATTGAGTTGGGTAAGTTGAAGCCTGCTAAAGTCAATTATAAGAGGGTTAATTCCGAGATAAAATCCGAAGCTAAAAACAAACTTAAAACGCAAGCACAATTACGCAATCCTATTAAGTTACACTTTCAAAAGTGGTGTAGATTACGAGATGAGAAAGAACCTTGTATTAGTTGTGGAACAACAACAGCAAAGAAATGGGATGGTGGGCACTACTTAAAAGCAGAATTATATAGCGGAGTTATTTTTGATGAACGCAATGTAAATCGCCAGTGCGTATCTTGTAACCAATACAAGGATGGGAATGTAGCAGATTATCGAATAGGATTAATCAAGAAAATCGGACTTGACCAAGTTATCGCACTTGAAGACTTAGCGAATGAAACACGAACAAAGAAATGGACAATAGAAGAATTACAACAAATTAAAAACAAATACAAAATAAAATGATTTACAGAGACCACTTTCAAAACTACAAAAGTTATGCAATACCAAAAGCGCAATTAATTATTGCAGATATTCCTTATAATTTAGGAAACAATGCTTATGCCTCAAATCCTGCATGGTATAAAGACGGAGACAATGCCAATGGAGAAAGCGCATTAGCAGGTAAAAGTTTTTTTGATACTGATGAGGATTTTAGACCTGCCGAGTTTATGCACTTTTGCAGCACTATGTTAAGGAATGAGCCTAAAAAAGAAAAGGTAGAAGGCGAATCAAGACAAAAAAGCGAAGCACCATGTATGATTATATTTTGTGCATTTGACCAACAAATGTATTTAATTGAATTAGCTAAAAGATATGGATTAAATAATTACATTAATTTAGTATTTCGTAAAAACTTTTCAGCACAAGTTCTAAAAGCTAATATGAAGATAGTTGGGAACTGCGAATATGGTTTAGTTCTTTATCGTGATAGGCTTCCAAAGTTTAGAAACAATGGTAAAATGATTTTTAATTGCATTGATTGGCCACGAGATAATGACAGCGAAAAAATACATCCAACACAAAAGCCAGTAGAATTATTAAAAACTTTAATTTCAATTTTTACTGATGAAGGCGATGTAGTTATTGACCCATGCGCAGGTAGTGGTAGCACTTTAATAGCAGCAGAAAGAATGAATAGAAAAGGTTATGGATTTGAGATTAAAAAAGAATTTCACGCAAAGGCTAATGAATGGTTATTAGCAGAAAAAAAATCAAAACTTGATATTAAAACTTATGGTTTTGACAAATCAAAAATGGAAAAAACCTCATTAACATTATGGAGTTAAAAATACAAAAAACCAAACCAATAAACACATGAAAAAACCAAAAACACAAACCGAAGCAATCATCTGCTACTTGATAGCAGGAAACAAAATCACATCAATTCAAGCTACGCAAAAGCAATTTGGCTACTGCACCAAGTTACCGCAGCGAATAGCTGACATCATTTCACTGGGATTTAGCATCAAAAAAGAACGAGTTACTAAGTTGTCAATTTTTGGCAATAGCTGTTCATTCATTGAGTATTCGCTTGACTTTAAAAAGACTTCTAAAAAGCTAATCAATAGTTACCAATGATAGTCAAGATAATTATAACAATCACCGTATGGGAATTATTTGTGAAAAAGTATCTTCTAAAATTATTCCATTATTTGATTAACCATTAGTTATATTTGTAAAAGAAAATTGGAGCAACAAGTTTGACACCTTGCCAAAATAAAAACATGAAGAAATTTAATTTAAGCATCGTTATAAGTATCTGTAATCCTAAGTTTGGGATTGTGTCAAACAGAGAAAGTAGCGATGCTTTTTTTATGCAGTAAGATGAGCAAAGACACTTTTTACTTTAGTCACGATTACAATACAAGAAACGACCAAAAAATAAAAAAACTAATATCTAAACATGGGTATTTGGGTTATGGTTTATTTTGGGCAATAGTTGAAGACCTTTATAATAATGAGAATGAAATTCAACTTGATTACGAAATGTTGTCATTTGAACTTAGGTCAGATATTGAACTTATTAAAAGTGTAATAAACAATTTTGATTTATTTGTAGTTAACGGAAATACTTTTGGAAGTAGGTCAGTAGAAAGAAGGTTAGATGACCGCGATAAGAAATCTAAAACAGCAAAAGATAATGCTAGGAAAAGATGGGGTGAAAACGAAGGAAGAACTAAGGCAAATGAATGTATTTTTTATGTTTTAAGATTTTGCTATGAATCTGAATTATTTTTAAAATGTGGTATAACATCAGAAAGCATTTCAAGAAGATATTCTGGCAAAACAAACAAATACGATTACACTATTTTATTTCAACAAGAAATGAGTGTTACAGATGCTTTAAATTTAGAATCATTAATACATGAAAATTGTATAAAACATACTCCTTTATTTAAATTTGGTGGCTTTTTAGAGTGCTATAATTTAAGCGAAGAATCTAAAATATTAGACTTTGCATTACAACGCGAATGCAATGGCAATGCAAAAAATAATTTTAGCAATGCTATAAAGGAAAAGAAAGTAAAGGAAATAAAAGAAAAAGAAATTAAAGTAAATGATATAGAGGAACGCAAATTAAAATTTGCTGACACACTCAAACCCTATTTAGAAATTTATGGTCGTGAAACTTTATTAGAATTTTATGAATACTGGACAGAACCTAATAAATCAAATACTAAATTCAAACAAGAACTTCAAGAAACTTGGAGTGTAAAAAGGCGATTAGAAAGTTGGGTTAAAAGAGACTTTAGCAACAAAGGAAAAACCATCTCCAATGGTCAACCCAGCAAAATGGAAAGCATGGTTAATTCAGCAAAAGAGGCACTTAATATGATACACGATGAAAACTAAAACTATAAAACAAAAATGAAAACAAACGACAACCACTACTTAACTGCGCTCAACTCTAAACTAATAGTTGATATGCAGCAACAAGAACTTAAAGACCGAGTTATTAAAGTACTTGCAAAGACCTACATTGACTGCGGAAAAGTAATCGAATCAAAGGAATTAATCAGCCTAAGCAATGGCGTGATAAATGAAATTAAGCGATACTTTATTAATTTAAAGATTGATGAATTAGATTTATGCTTCCAAAATGGTGTAAGAAAGGTATATGGCGAATACTTCGGTTTAAACATCGTAACCTTTCATCAATGGATTAAGTCATTCATGGCAGAAGAAAAGCGATTAGAAGCTATTAAAATACGTTCCACACCAAGAATTGAACCTATTAAGGAATACACCGCAGAAGATAAACTAAGAATTAGAGATGAATTTATGTCTTATGCAAAGTCTACCTACCTTAAAACTGGTCATTTTGGACTTTATGAACCGAGCATAGGGGACATATATAAGATTTTAGTTGATACTAATGAGGTAAGTAATATCGAGTTTAACGCTAATATTCAAGAGGCTTATGATTATGTTTTAGAAGACTTAGAAATGCAAAGTAAAACGAATGATTTATTATTGAGGCGAAAATTAATAGCAAAGATTGAAACGCTCACAATGGACAGCAAAGAAGTAATTAACATGGCAAAACAAATAACAATAGAAGACTTATGGAATCAATAAAACAAACAGCGGTAATAAATGATTCAAACTACTCAATATCTTTTGACGGTAGACTTACTAATTTATTAAATGGTAAAATTAAGAAGTGGACAAAAGACACAAATGGATATATGAAAACTCAGATATGGACTAATGGGAAATGTATTAACATAACCCAGCATAGAATGTTGGCTCAATATTTTATTGATAATCCAAATGGCAAAACACAAGTAAATCATAAAAATGGTATCAAAGACGATAATCGTATAGAGAATTTAGAATGGGTTACTCAATCAGAAAATTCTTTACATTCTTTTGCTAATGGGTTACAAAAAGTTACAAGACCTTGCAAAAAAGTATTTGATGTTATTAGTGGAGAAATTTATGAAAGTGTAACTGAAGCATCTAAAAAAATAAATATCAGTAGAGGATATTTATCCAATATGTTAACTAACAGACAAGAAAACAAAACTACACTAAGATTTTATGGAAACTAATAAACGAGTTACAGCAGTTGAATGGTTAATTGATCAATTGAAAAAGCCATATTCAGATAAATACATAATGGATATTATTGACCAAGCCAAAGCAACGGAAAAGGAGCAGATAGAAGATGCTTATGATATAGGTTTTGCTGACGCTTGGGATGATGCAAGATATGATGATGAGCCAAAATATGCAGGTTCGGAACAATACTACAACAAAACATACGGAGATAACAAATGAGTAATAAACCAAATTTACAAAAGTGTTCTTTTACATTTGTACAAGAAGGTAACTGTAATCAAACTACAGATGAATATGAGGAGTTAATCATAGAATGTGAATCTTCACTTGGTATAGATAATGATGAAGGTTGTTTTTACGTTTTAAAAACCAACACAGGATGGAGCATAGACGATGTAAATGATTTAAAAGAATTAATTACAAGAATTAATAAAGCAATAAAAAAAGGTAACAAATGACAATAAAAGAAATAATAGACCGCAACTATGCAGCCCAATTAAAGCGAGGTAAAGTCACAAAAAAAATAGACTTTTATGATTGGATAATCGACATTCGAGATGAAGTAAACGAACTATGGAATAGCTACCCTAAGCACAATTCAACCTTTGATGAAAAGGAATTAGCCGATATTATTCTTGTATGCTTGTCAATGTCTAAGCACTATAACATTGATATCGTAAAAGCACTTGAAGAAAAAACATTATTCAACGAAACAAGAAAGGATTAAATTATGAGTAATACACAAGAAAAAGCAAAAGAAATTTACTGCAAGTATGCAGATACTCTTAACATACGAGATTTACAAACAACCGCTAATCCATTTGCCAAACAATGTGCATTAATAGCAGTTGACTTTGCATTAGATTATGTTAATGGAGATTTGAATGAAGCATTTGATAAAACACTTTATTTATTAGAAGTAAAAGAAGAAATAGAAAAATTATAACTAACTTTGCATCAATGGAAAGAGAAGACGAAATATTTGCATTATTAAATCCTGATGAATGAAGCCTGATAGACTTTACTTAGTGGATATTATTGTTAGCGACAAGTCATTTAAAGAAATGTGCTTTAAGATAAATACACACTATGCTGAAGACATCTACCAAGAAACTATTTGTGAAATTCTAACCATATCAGATGAACGACTGCCTGACCTTAACTATCTAAAGTTTTGGTTTTATAGAGTAGCATTTAACGTAATGTCGAGAAATGGCAAGTTAGGTAAGATAGTATTAAGGGAGTTAATTGAATTTGACATCTACACACCAAGTGAGTTAAGCAAAGAAATAATGACAAAGGAAGCTGAGCAGTTTATGCTTTCCTTAAATGAGTTTGAAAATCGAATCATCTTATTATATAATCAGTTTGGAGATATGAAGAAAGTCCAACGATTAACTGGCATTAGTTATTCAGCACTTCGAGCAGTCAAAGAAAAAATTAAACAAAAAGCAAAGCAAATATGATTAAACTACTTATAGTTATTCCAAGTTACCCAAAGATAAGCGGAGTTGATTACCATAGGTTATGGATGCCGCATAACGTGATGTCAGACCTTTTCAAAGATGAAATAGAGATAAGTCTAATTAATGAAGTAGACAGCGCAACAGATGAGTTCTTAAAGGATTTTGATTTAGTTGTGATGAATAGGTTTGCTTCAAAGACAAACGAACCGCAGGCACTAATTAATAAACTAAAAAGAGTTGGACTACCTTATGTGATTGATTTGGATGATGACTACATATTACCAAAGAATCATATCTTATACTATGCAGCAAAGGATGGCAACCACACCGAGCAGATAAGTTTGGCAGTTAAAAACGCAACCGCCTGCACCACCACACACGAACTATTAGCAAGCACACTCACTAAGGAATTAGGTCAAAAAAATATTTATATCGTACCTAATGGAATTTATCCTGAAGGACATTTTGAATTAAGAGAACCGCAGAATAATGGTAAGTTAAACTTCGGATGGAGTGGGTCAATCACGCATTTAGAAGATGTTATTTTGATGCACGATGGATTGTATTCGTTATACACCGCAGATGATTATACCGATAAGTTTAGAGTTGTTTATGGTGGATTTGCAACGCAGTCCGAAACAAGTCAAGCAATTTTAAGTGTATTGAGCGCAAGGGGCAAAGCAAGTGAAAGTCAGTTTGGAATCTTTAAAGAAACTGGAGTAAAAGAATATGGGAACTTTTATGATTTGATAAATGTATCACTCATACCACTTCGAAATAATCGTTTCAATAATAACAAATCAAACCTTAAACTATTAGAATCAGGTTTCAAAATGAAAGCAGTAATATGTAGTGATGTCTACCCATATTCACCTGACTTGAAGCATAATGTTAATTGCCTAAAAGTAAAACATAAAAACGATTGGTATAAGTACATGACTAAGCTAATTGACAATCCGAACTTAGTCGAAGATTTGAGGGCGCAATTATATATTGATGTTCAACGCTACCATATGACCAATGTAGCAACAGAACGATTTGAAGCATACAAAGAAATCTTGAATAACAACAATAAATAGAACATTGACTACAACATTGAGTACAACATTGACTACAACACCTTAAATAAGATTAATAAATAAGATATATAAATAAAGTATTAAATAAGATTAATAAAGAATATACATGATAGCACTTTTAGGATTACCTTTCTTATGGATTAGTTTCTTCACCGCAGGTAGTTTGCCAAGTTGGTTAGACTTCAAACCATTTAACTGCATTGTATGCCTTTCTTTTTGGTGTACATTATTTGGCGCATTATTATTTATCTTTGCACCGATAACGCAGCCTTTTCTTATTGCATTAGGTTATGGAGGCTATGCAAGTTACTTAGCTATTTTGATGAAAAGACTTTTAATTAAATTATACTAAATGAAAACATTTGACGAAATTTACAGCGAGATAATTTTTAAGGATGAAACCATTCGTTATTCATTGCGTGAACTCCTTCACGTTTTTCAAACTGAAAATAGTTGGATAGGACAAACAAGTCAACTGCTTCAGCTAAAAGAATTTCAACATGAATTGACCGGAATAAGACCAGGCGGTTGTAGTGGATGTAATATCGAAGTGTTAATGAATATGATTAGGTGGGTTAATAAGTACGAATCAGATAAGGCAGCGCAAGAAATAAAAGCAAAGAAAAAAAAATGATAAGCGATAAAGAATTTTTAGAAGCAGAGTTAAAAATGGGAATTGACCCATTCAATCAAGACTTTATTAACCTATGCAATGCAACCGCAAACGCAATAGAACAAGAAACAACATTTAAAACTGTATTGGATTATGGTGCAGGTGTAGGTGCTTATGCTGATGCTTTTCATAAGAAAGGTTATAACGTATCAGTCTATGAATACTTTAAAGCGCACCGCAATTATATGGCTGAAAATATGCCACACCTAAACGTAATACCTAAACCAATAACAACTGATTTAATGTTGTTTATTGAGGTCGCAGAACACATGACCGACAAAGAATTGAAAGCATTATTTAAAAAGATTAAACCTAAACATATTCTTTTTAGTTCAACACCAAACACAACGGATTGGGATTTAGATTGGGGACATATCAACATCAAGAGACATGAAGAGTGGAACACAACCTTTGAAACATTAGGCTATGAATTTATAAAAGACTTAACAATGCCAACAAGTTGGAGTAAAATATACAGATTAAAATGAAAATAAATCTAATTAAACCGAACTTAAACAATCCGAGAATTATTAAGGATGACAAATTTAAAAAGTTAGTACAATCAATAAAAGACTTTCCGCAAATGTTAGAACTGCGACCTATTGTTATAGATGAAAACAATATCGTATTAGGTGGCAACATGAGATTGAAAGCCTGCCAAGAATTAGGATTAAAAGATGTGCCAACTATTTATGCAAAAGACTTAACCGAAGACCAAAAGAAAGAATTTATTATCAAGGATAACGTAGGCTTTGGCGAATGGAATTGGGATGACTTGGCAAATGATTGGGAAAGTGAACAACTAACTGCATGGGGATTGGATGTGTGGCAACAAGCACCTGAAGTTGATTATTCAATACTTGATGAAGCAGATGTTGAAGACCAATTAAACGATATGACCAACGGAGTAAAGAAAGCTATTCAAATTGAGTTTGAAGCAGAACATTATGAACAGGCATATGCGCTCGTTAAGTTTTGGAGAGAGAAAGGCGGTTATGTAGGTGGGATGATAATGGAATATCTAAAAGCAGAAAAGGAAAAGATATGAATTTTATAGAGTTTTCAAACGAATTAATAAAATCTAACGACATTGACCCGGATTATGTATTTTTAATAAACCATAAAAATATTTATGGAGTTAATTCTACATTTGAATTAGTTAAAAAAAAATTACTGATTTATAATTTACATTCTGAACTTTTATATTCAAACAACTTAATAACTATTGATGAAATAAAATTTGGCAATGAAAGGCAAAAAAGCAAAAAGTATTTTTCAATATGGGAAAAAAATTTGTCAAAGCTAAATCTTGAAATGCTTTTAAAGTTTAATGGAGTTGATTATTTGATATTTAGAGAAAACTTTAAAAAAATTAAAGGAATGGGCGATTGGGCTTGTTGGAAAACTGCTGACATACTTGAAAAAGTTTTTGACATTAAAATGAAATACAATGAACTTACATTTCTTCAAGCGTATGAATACCCATTAAAGGGACTTTTAATGCTCAATAATACCGTTGAGGATATTAGACTATACAAAAATAAAAATCTATTCTTAAATCACTTAAATTTTGCTAAATCGCTAACTAATAAAATAAATTCAAATAAATATTTTAATCCCAGTAATATACTCGAACTTGAAACTTTACTTTGCAAATATCATTCATATTGTCATAAACATTATAAGCCATTAGATGATTTAATTAAATTAAGAAAAATAAAACAAGATTTAAGATTAATTCAATATCATAATTTATTGCCGTGAATATAAATATTATTATGGATAAAAGTAAAGCTATATTTTTAGTTGGAAATTACGGTGTGGGTAAGTCGACAATAATAAAAGAGCCAATCCTAAAAAGTGATGGTATTTTTTTAATGATAAGGGATAATACCTATGTTTTAGGCACGTCTATTAGTGGAGCTGATAGCCTTTCAAACCATAATAAAGCAAAAGTTATTGAAGAGGTAATCAAAAATAAAACAAAGAATATAATTATAACTGGCAACTATTATTGCCAAATAAAGGATATTAAAGAGCTTTCTGTTTATTTTAATGTAATATTGATATATCTTAAAACATCATTTGAAAACAACGAAAAAAGGATATTAAAGAGGGGTAAATTAATTAATATCGATACATATAATTCAAAATTAAAAGGACACATCTCATTGATAAATAATACCAAAGGTTATAGAAAATTATACATTATAGACAATAACAGAGATATTGAAAGCGTAAAAAATGAATTTTATAAAATAATTGAAGGGATATGAAAAAAATAAATCTTGTATTACAACAACACGATAAAAAAATTGGAGATGACTGCCCTTATATTGAGCCTAATGTAAATGAAGATTGTATATTTTATGTAGATGACCAACCAATAGGTTTTTATTTAACTAAGATGCCAGAAAAAATGTGTAAATTAGCAGATTTAGCAGATACGGAATTAAGGAGCAAAAATGTAAAAAAAGTTAAAATGAACAGACCAACAGTTGGAGGTTATGATGAAAAAACAGGAAAAGGTATTTATAAATATGTTTCACAATTTAGTACAATTTTAGGAGGTTGTCCGCCAAAGCCACATATGAGACGACCTTACCCAACTTTATCAAGCGTTCATTCGATAAAAACTGCGCAAACGTTTATTAAAGCTATGTTATTACTCGCTAAGGAAAGCGAACAACTAATTAAAGAAATACTTCCAAAACAATATGAACAGCAAATAGAATTATTTAAAGATGTTCCAGAAAAATGGAGATTTGCAAATCTATTTACAAGCTCAATTTCAAACTATAATATTTCAGCGCCATTCCATAGGGATACAGGAAACATAGTTGGAGCAGTAAATGTTATTATTTGCAAGAAACATAATTCAAAAGGAGGCGATTTACACATTCCCGATTATAATGCAACAATAGGTCAACAAGATAATTCAATATTAGTTTATCCTGCATGGAGAAACGTTCATGGAGTTACACCAATAATACCAACTTTTAAGGATGGTTATCGCAACTCATTAATATTTTACCCACTAAAAGCATTTAAAGGATTACAGTAATGGCATACGACAGAACTAAAATATACCAACAAGCACTTGACTTAATAGAAAAGAAGAAACTCTTTTTTATTGAGGATGTTGTTTGTTTATTGCCTTGTGATAAAACTACCTTTTATAGATTTTTTGAAGTAGAAAGCAACGAATACAACACTATAAAAGAGGGATTAGAAAAAAACAAAATCGAAATCAAGAACGGACTTCGCAATAAGTGGTACAATGGGAACAACCCTTTAACTCAAATGGCATTGTATAAATTGATAGGAACTGAAGAAGAATACCACCGCATTGCATCAACAAAAACAGAAAACAAAAACATCAATATTGAGCGACCAATTTTTAATGGATTAGATATTAATGTCAAAAATGAAGAAAGTGAGTAAAACCGCTTGTCTATACGATGAGCAAAACGCATAATGCTACAAAAAACAACTGCACAAGATAAGATTGCATCACTGAATAAACGCATTAGGATAGTCAGAGGTGGGACAAGTGCAAGTAAGACATTCTCTATTATACCTTTCTTAATTGACTTCGCTATAAAGGAAGCTAATAGTGAAATAAGCATAGTATCAGAAACAATACCACATCTTCGCAGGGGTGCAATTCGTGACTTCATCAAGATTATGACAATGGTCGGATTTTGGGATGACAGCAAGTATAACAAATCAAGTTTAATTTACACATTCAATAATGGCAGCTACATTGAGTTTTTTAGTGCAGACAGCCCAAACAAATTAAGGGGTGCAAGACGTGACATTCTATTCATTAATGAGTGCAACAACATAGACTTTGAAAGCTACTATCAGTTATCAATAAGGACAAAGAAATTTATTTACTTAGATTATAACCCAGTAAGTGAGTTTTGGGTAGATACCGAATTATTACATGATAAGGACAGCCAACTAATAACCTTAACCTATAAAGACAATGAAGCACTTGACCAATCAATCATTAATGAGATTGAAAAGGCAAAGGAAAGGGCAAAGACTTCGACCTATTGGGCTAATTGGTATAACGTTTATGGACTTGGGCAAGTAGGCAGCCTGCAAGATGTAATATTCGACCAATGGAAGCAGATTGACACTATCCCTGAAAGAGCCGAACTTGTAGGACATGGAATGGATTTTGGATTTACCAACGACCCGAGTACACTTGTAGCAATTTATAAGTATGAAGGCAAACTAATCATTGATGAATTACTATACCGAACTAATATGACAAATAACGATTTAGGTAACTTTCTTAAGTCCATCCAATTTGGGCGAAAGGAATTGATATGTGATAGTGCAGAGCCTAAGTCAATAGAAGAACTAAGGTTGCAAGGTTTCAATGTTAGACCTGCAGTTAAAGGTGCAGATTCAATCAAGATAGGAATTGACATCTTGAAACGATACGAAATACAAGTAACTAAGAACTCAACTAATTTAATCAAAGAATTAAGGGGATATACTTGGGAAAAGGATAATGAGGGCAAACTAACAGGCAAACCAATAGATAGTCTAAACCATTGCGTTGACCCTATGAGATATGTAGCACTCTTAAAACTTAATAATAGACCAAGTGGTAAATATTCAACAATTTCAATCTAAACTTATATTTATAAATAATGATAGGCAATTACAACCAGTTAACGATTAAGCAGTTTTTAAAGATCAAACTAATTAGCGAACTCGAACAAGACCCTTTGCATAGAAAGGTTTTAATTCTTAGTGAAATTAGTGGGGTATCAGTTGATGAAATCGAAAGTATGCCAATAGGCGAAATGATTGAAGCACTAAAAGGACTTGACAAGATTGAAAACCTGCAAGCAGATGAAAAGATTAAATTAAAATTCAAAGTAGGTGGCAGGCGATTTATTGTTAAGTGGAAAGAGCAAGAATTAACAAGTGAGCAGTTCATTGATGTTAGTCACTTTTGTAAAGAGCCCGAAAAGATATTGAGCAACATTCATAATATACTTGCTTCAGTTTGTGTGGAACGTAATTGGTATGGTAAAGAATTAGGGTATAAAGGCGATAAGCATAAAGAGATTGCAGACTTGTTTTATAATGAGATGAAAATATCAACTGCATATCCTATCATGCTTTTTTTTTGCAAATACTACGAGGCATTGCAGCAAAATATCCTAATTTATTTGGAATTGGAAGCGAACAAAGCGATGGAGAGCACGAAGGAACTGATGGAGAAATTCAAACTTTTAGAACCAAATGGGGATGGATTGCAAGCATAAATGACATTTGCAAAGATGATCGTACAAAATGGGATTACTTTTTTAGGATGAATGTAATTGAGTTCTTGAACACGATGACATTTTATAAAGACAAAAGCGAACACGACAAAGAGATATGGACAAGGCAGCAGCAGCAGCAATAGGCGCAAAGTTTGGAGAGTCAATCAAAGACTATACAAAAGCAAGTGAGAATATCATTGAGGCTATTGTTATGCAGCATTGTGAGGAAGGTATAAAGCTAATGTCAAAACAGATTAAATCAAAGGCAAGGACAGGACAAGCAAGCACATTGGCAGCGAGTATGAGTAATGTTCCTATTCAAGTAAGTGCTACTAAGTTTCAAGTGAATACGATTAGTACTGAGTATTATGCTGATTTCGTAGACAAAGGTGTGAAGGGTGTTAGAAACAAAGGCAAAGCACCAGGCAGCCCTTATAGTTTTAGAAACTTAGGAACATCAAAGGCAATGATTGAATCGTTCAAAGATTATATCGCAAGGACTGGCAGCAAATCAATGAATAAAAAAACATTGATAAGAAAAAACAAGAAAAAACAATCAGACTTAATCACTAAGGAAGCTAAACAAATGGCAGTCGCAACTAAAATAGGAGGTATCAAGCCAATGAATTTTATTAGCAAAGCAGATAATCCACAAAGGACAAAACAACTTGCAGCAAGTTTAGCAGCGGCATTAGGTAAGGCAATGGCAAAGAATATTAAAATATCAATCAATGGCAATTAACATCATATCAAACCCTAACAGCGTAGTGAGTGCATTTAATCAAATGGCTTTCAATGTTAGTTCAACACAAGCAGGACAAAGTAACTTTAATTTTATAGCCGATGTCTATGTGAGTGGAATAAACACCGCAGTAAGTAGAATAGCAATACCTAAACAACCGAGTGTGAATACTTGTTTAATTGATGCAAGTCCCATATTAAAGAACTATGTTAAAAATGATTTCTTTAATGTAAGCGGTTCTAATTATTGCGAGCCTAATATCAATAGTAGGGCAAAATATTACGTTCAATTTGGTGAGTTATACGATGTAAGTGGAGTACCAACTATTTACCCTGACCTTAGAAGATTTCCGACATCAGGAAGCAACACCGCAGTTAATTCTATATTCGGATTTGAGCAATTCAATACTAATGTTTGGAATGGTTATGATGTAAGCGGATTTGGTTTCTTAACCGAGATACCCGAAAGAATAACAATGGAGCAATTTCAAGAATTACGTTTAAGTTTTTATGACCCAAGTAATTTAATAAGGTATGTTTATTTTGATGGAGATGTATTAGACCAAATTGTGCCAAATAAAGTAAGTGGTGAGTTTTTATATAATCTAAATGTAACAAGTGCTTTAACTGCTTATGGATTAAATACAATAGGAACACATACAATAACACTTGCTAATAGTTTTGTCGCACCCGTTAAAATCATAACGATTGAGATAGTCGCTAAGTGTTCTAAATTCAACACAATACGTTTGCATTGGTTAAACAACTTAGGGGGATGGGATAGTTATAACTTTACAAAACAATCCATTAAAGCAATGGATATTGAGCGCAAACAATTCAAAAAGATGCAGTCAATTAACTACTCAAAGAGTGATAGGTTAAAAACTAACTACAATACAACCATAATAGACAAGTTACAGATTAATTCAGATTGGATAAGCGATGAAATGGCTGATTGGTTTCAAGGGTTGCTAACAAGTCCTATCGTATACTTAGAAAGGGGTGCAGATAACTTTGTCTCAGTTAATATAACCAATTCAGAATACCTCATCCAACAATATTTGAATGGGCGCAAAATTCACAACTTGCAGTTAGATATTGAATACTCATACAACCGTTATACGCAATCGCAATAATGCAAAAAACAGAACTAAAAATATACGCAGATAGTAAGTATTTCAATGTGGACTTATTCGACAATGAGCCTATTGAGTTAACGAAGTCTATTATTGAATTGACCGAGCCTGAACAGAGGAAGTCAGACTATACAAAGACAATCAACATACCAGGAACAGCTAACAATAATTCAATCTTTACTAATATATTCGATGTTAATCACTCGATATTGAACGGAGATAACTCTAACTTTTATGTTGATTTTGACCCGAGAAAAAAAGCTAATTGTATTTTATATCGTGAAGGCATACCGCAGTTAAGAGGCTATTTGCAAATGACTTCAATCAACATACTTGATGAACAAAACATCACTTATGAATTAGTGGTTTATGGTAGGGTTGCTAACTTATTTCAAGATGTTGGAGATAACTTATTAAGCGATTACGATTTCAGCGAATACACTCACACATGGAACGAAACCAACGTAAGAAACTCAATCAATACTTCAATTATAATCAATGGTGTAACGGCAAATTTCCAATTAGGTAGGGGTTATGTTTACCCTTTGATTGATTATGGCTTTGACAACAATGCACAACAGACTTATAATGTAGACCAACTCTATCCTGCAATTTATGTCAAGACTATTTTAGACAAGATTTTAAAGACACATGGGTATAGATACGAAAGCACAATCCAATCAAATAACTTTTTAAATTCAACAGACTTTAAGCGGTTAATAATTCCTTCAAGTGGCAATGATTTGAGGTTGACAAAATTGGATGTATCAAATAGAACATTTGTAGTTGATAGAACGAGTGATAATAATTTAGGTGCAGCAACTAACAACATAGTTAAGTTAATCTTCAATCGCACTGTACAAGATACAGTACCCACAGGAGTAGCAGCAAATCACTCATCATGGGTAGTGCCAACCAATAGAGGAGGAACTTATAATTTTGTTTTAAAGTTATTCATCAATGTAGAATTGAATAGTAGTGTGACTTTGCCAAGTGGTTATAATATTAGGTTTCTTATGAACATTCATATAAGAACTACAACTGGAAGAGTTTTGCCTATGATTACTTCACAATCTGTTAGAATGGTAGCAGATACTAGAAGTCAAGATTTATCATTTGTATTTCAAAGTGACAATATATTGATTTATGATGGTGAAGAAATAGAAGTTTATTGGCGAATTACAAATGTAGATTTAACGAAAATTTTTTCTGCTAATATTCCTTTACCTGCAAGCGACTTAAATATAATTATTAAAACAGGAACAGAATTTTACGACATACCAAAACCCGAACTATCAGAGGGGTCAAATATAAATCCGACAAGCGCATTACCCGAGTTAAAGGCTAAAGACTTTCTTACTGCATTGATTAAGATGTTTAATCTCTACATTGAGCCAAATCAATTAGATGATAGATTATTAGCGATTGAGCCAAGAGATATTTATTATAACGATAATGTAGTTGACTTGACTAATAACTTAGATGTGAGCAAAGACTTCATTCAAAAACCTATGGGCGCATTAGATTTCAAGCAACTTGAATTTAGCTATGCAATGGATGATGACTACTGGAACAAAGACTACACAGACAAATATAATTATAATCATGGGTTTAAAAGGTTAGATGTTGAGAATGATTTTTTAGTTGAGACAAAAAAGATTGAATTACCATTCGCACCAACTCCATTAGGCAAGCCTACAACGGATAGAATTATTCCACAGATAGTTTGGTGGAAAGACCAAAATTCAGTTAATGGCAGGGTAAACAAAACAGCGAAGCCAAGAATATTATATTATGGTGGTTTAAAATTTACAGGAAGTCCTTTAACTATTCGCTCAAACGGAACACCACCAACCAACACACAATATTCTAATTATGGTTATGCAGGTCATGTTGACAACCCTGAAAACCCTAACTATGATTTGAATTGGGCAACATCGCAAGAAATTTATTACACTATCGGAGGTCAAACACCGATTACAATAAACAACCTATACAAAAGATATTGGGAGAAATACATCAAAGAGATAACCGATAAGGACAGCAAGATTATAGAGTGCTATATGTACTTTAATAATGTTGAATTACAGAACTTATCTTTTAGAAACCTTTATAAAATAGACCGACAATATTATCGACTATACAAAGTTGAAACAGACTTGAATAGCAATGAGCCTGCAAAATGTCAGTTCTTAAAATTAAAGAATATAAACGTACCATTAGCAGACCAAGTATTAATTAATGGAGGTTCAGAAACGATAATAGGCGAGAGGTACACACCGATAATCAGTCAAACACCAAATAGGATTGATGTAATAAATCAAAGAGAGAATTTCAGCATAGAGATTCAATCAGCAATTGGTATAACAGATTATAGGATTGAGCCTAAATCTCAATTTATAAAAGTAAATAATAATGTGTACTTACCACCTGCGAATGCTTCATTTGATTTCGATAATAACAAGTCAATAGAGGTTAAGATTTACAACAATCATAACGGTAGTATTAGAGTTTACACAACACCCGATGCACATCATAGTGTATCGAGTAATTCGGGAATAGTTTTTTATTCAGATGGAACAAATTGGTATCATTTATAAGTCATGGCAGAAGAAAAGGTAATATTAGAAACAGAGGTTAAACTCGGTAATTCGACCAACTCGGTAAAGAGTTTAAAAGCAGAGTTAAGACAAGTAACAAATGAACTTGCAAACTTAGAAGAAGGTAGTGCAGCCTTTGTAAACGCTGCTAAAAAAGCAGGGCAATTACAAGACAAAATTGGAGATGTAAAAAATACGGTCAAAGCATTTAATCCTGAAGCTAAATTTCAAGCATTAGCGGGTGCAGTAGGGATAGCAGCCAATGGATTTTCAGCGATGCAAGGCGCAATGGCTTTATTTGGTTCTGAAAGTAAAGAACTAAACAAAGTAATTGCACAAACGCAAGGAGCGATAGCATTAGCAACAGGATTGAATGGTTTATTGGGAATGGGTGATGCTTTCAAACTTTTAAAATTAACAGCGATTTCAAGTTTTAATTCAATTAAATTAGCTATTGGTGCAACAGGTATAGGATTAATAGTTGTGGCAGTTGGTTTATTAGTTGCTAATTGGGAATCACTATCGAAAGCAGTCAAAGAAAGTTTTCCAATCTTCAATAATATAGGTGCAATATTTGACAAACTTCGTGAGATTGCTTATGGCACAGGCGAGGTTATAAAGAACGCAATATTAATGCCTTTTAAAACTATTGGGAAAGCAATACAAGGTGACTTTTCAGGTGCAGTTGAAGAAATAAAAAACGGATATAATATTATTGGCAATTATGAGAAAGGTGCAGAGAAAGGTCGTGAAGCGAATAGACAAGCAGCAGCAGAGGAAAGACTAAAGAATTTAATTAAAGAAAAGGAAGATGAACTTGAAGTACATAGGGCAAGAGGAAAAGATACATACAAAGAAGAATTAGCACTCAATAAATTAAAACAACAAGCAGCAAAGGATAATAAAGAAGAACTTAAAAAATTACAGCAAGAAGAAAAAGTATTAAATGCAGGTCATCAAAAAGACTTAGCAGATAAGGCAAAAGAAGACCAAAAAAAGAGAGAAGAGGAAGCTAAGAAGAAAAAAGAAGAAGCTAAATCTGATTTTGAATTTTATGAAAATTTAACTAAACAAGAAGAAAAGAAAAAATTAGCAAGGGAAAAGGAATACAAACAACAAGAAAGAGATTTTAAGGCACACGCAGCAGAAGAATTAATAAAAGACTTAGAAGAGGCTGCAAAGAAAGAAACAGAAATAAATCAAGAGGTTGCAAAAGACAGTACTAAATCATCAGAGGAAAGATATGCAGCATTAGATGCTTTAAACAAAGCAGGTGTAATATCCGATAAGGAAGCAAGTGATGCAAAAATAGCAATCGCAAAAGCGGAGAAAGATGCAAGAAATGCAGCATTAGCAGAGGGTGCAAATGTGTTGAATCAAGCATCTGAATTATTAGGTAAGAATACAGCCGAAGGTAAGGCATTAGCAGTTGCATCAGCAACAATCTCAACTTATTTATCAGCGCAAAAAGCATTTGAATCATTTGCATCTATTCCAGTCTATGGTGTAGGTCTAGGTATTGCAGCAGCAAGTGTAGCAGTTGCATCAGGTTTAGCAACTATCAATAAAATATTAGCAGTTCCAGTACCAGGCGCAAGCGGTGGTGGTGGTGGCGGTGGTTCAATGCCAAGTATGCCCGCAGCACCTGCAATGCGACCAACAGGATTCTCAACAGGGCAACCAAGTCAAACACCTCCAAAAGTTGAACCACAAAAAGTCTATGTAGTGGAGAGTGATATAACGAACTCACAAAACAAAGTTGCACGAATTCAAAGCAAAGCAACTATTCAATAATTTAATATTTAAAAGAGTATGGCAATAGATAAAAGAATACCGATATATAGATTCGTAGTTGGAGAGGATGATGAAGCAGGAGTGACAGCAGTTGCATTAGTAGATAATCCTGCAATAGAAATGAATTGGCAAGCGTTCAATATGCAATTTGAAGAAACCTATAATGACTACCCACAAGCAGCAAGCGAGAACGCACAAGCAGCGTTGAATTATGCAGAGAAAAACGGATGGGGTTCATGTGGAACTGATGTCGGAAAGCAAAGAGCAAATCAGTTAGCGAAAGGCGAAAACATAAGCAGAGAAACTATTGCACGCATGGCAGCATTCGAAAGACATAGACAGAACTCACAAAAAGAACTTGGTGATGGTTGTGGTAGATTGATGTGGTTAGCATGGGGTGGCGATGAAGGTATTGAATGGGCGCAAAGAAAGCTAAAACAGATTGACCAAAAGATGACTAAGTTCTCATCTAATAAAGAAAAGAAAATAATAAGCGGTGCATTGATGGTTGCAGATTTGCCAATATATCGCAAAGATGAACAAGGCGAATATTATGGATTATTCACAGCCGAAGACATATACAACATACGCAATAAGTTCTTTAAAAATAATAATACAAAGTCGGTTAATGAAATGCACGACCCTAATAAGATGATTGAAGGTGTGTATATGATTGAATCATTTATTATAGATAGCAAGCGAGGGATAAATGCACCCGATGGATTGAAGCTAACAGATGGCAGTTGGTTCGGAAGCTACAAGGTAGACAATGAAGATATTTGGAATGACTTTATAAAAACAGGAGAGTTCAAAGGTTTCAGCGTTGAAGGTGTATTTAAGACCACTAAGATTGATTCTAAGCCACTATCTATTATTGAGCAAGCTATTGACATCATTAAGCAGATTGAAGACTAAAAAAGCAACGTAAAAACAAATTAATATTTAATAATAAAAACAAGATGACACCTAAAGAAGCATTAACAAAATTAACAATGTTGTTTAGCAAAGAAATGGCAGCACAACAAGCTAAGTTAGAAGATGGAACTATCATATCGTGGGAAGGCGAATTGAAAGAAGGCACAGCGATAATGGTAATTGATGAAGAAGGCAATATGTTACCTGCACCAGACGCAACACACACATTAGAGGATTACACATTAGTAACAACGGTTGGCGGTTTAGTTACCAAAATCGAAAAGAAGGTTGAAGATGGAAAGAAGCCCGAAGAAATGTCAAGCGAATTTGAGCAGATATTCACTAAGCACATCGAACAATTTAGCGGTGTAATAGGTAGAGTTGAAGCATTAGAAAATAAGTTTGCAGAACTATCTACAATCATTGCAGATTCAAAGGCAGATGTTGAAAGCAAGTTCAGCAAAGTAGTTGAATTAGTTGGAGAAATCGCAAAAGAGCCAAGTGTTGAAACACCTGCACCAAAGAACGTATTATTTAAAAAAGACAAGC